AATGAGGAAATGAAATACCACAAGCTGATAAGGTCCGCCATTGTAGAGCCATTCATCGAGAGAGGCTGCTTCCCAGATGGGATAGAAATGTAGACCGATGGCGTTGCTGGAAGGAACAACAGCACCGGAGATGATGTTGTTGCCGTAAAGCAGGGAGCCGGCGACAGGCTCGCGGATGCCGTCGATGTCTACGGGAGGTGCCGCTACGAAAGCGACGAGAAAACAAACGGTTGCGGCTAGGAGAGTTGGGATCATTAGAACGCCAAACCAACCTACATATAGGCGGTTATTGGTGGAGGTTACCCACTGGCAGAACTGTTCCCACACGCTAGCGCCACGTTGTGTTGCGATAGTTGCAGTCATACTAGTTATAAAAGCGATGTGTTCGATATGTATGTGAGTGTCAGGAAGCCCTGACCTTTCACACTATATAGTATAGCACATCACCTTTTCTAGTGCGACAGTAGGAATACTTAAATTATACGGGGTAGACCAGAACAGAAATAATGCTTCCATCAACAGCGCCGTTGACGTTAGTAGAAGTACCTATTTGGAGCACTGTGGTAGACTGGGAAACGATGAATCCATCAAGAGAAGCAGCAGTGCCACAAGTAATGAGAACTAGATAATTAGAATCTGTTTGGGTATTAGTAAACGTTAAGCTATATCTTCCTGTAGCAGTTTTTGAGATACTAGAGAAACCAGAAACCTTATTTGCAGTGATGGCACCAACGGCACCACTACCACCAAACTGCGCATAGAGTGCATTTGGAAGGCTACTGACATTACCATCTACGTATTCTTTAACTGCCTTCTCTGTGGGGAGAACTTCATCAGATGCACCGAAGCCACTACTTTGTAGGGAGCTGTCAACACCAACGTAGCGAATATCCTGAGGACTTCCATTGTTGACAGTAGCCAAACCTAGACGACCATTAAGACCACTTAAGTCAAGGCGACCCCCAACATCTACTGACTGAGCAATATCTAAAGCAACATCTCCAAAGCTGAATGAATCCAGCAGATTCATCTCAACAACATCAGTGAAAGTGGCTACGCCGGTTACACTTAAAGTCTCAAACTCAGTGACAAGAGTGCCGATACCAGATCCACCGATGAACTCATCAACAGTTACGCGCAACAAGTCGCCGGTAGTTTGATCGTAGATTAGAACCTCATCGGCTCCAGTTACATCAGATTCACTTCCTTCTGTCTGTTCGGTGATGACTTTGGATGATACCTTACCATCAAACTCAGTAGCAGTAACTACTCCTGTTACATTAGCATCTACGGCGGTTAGGATACCGGCATTGAAATTGCCGCTGTTATCAATCCTAATCGTACCATTTACTCTATAAGCCATTGTGAGTCACTCAATATAGCACCTTGGTGTATATTATTTAGACTATCTCTAAGGTTAGAATATCAGTAGTAATGCCAGCATTATTAGCTACTTCACACTCTAGAGGATAAGTTCCCACTGCTGCTACTGATCCAGTGACAATTCTATTATCAAAGACAGATACGGATAGACCAGCTGGGAAAGTAGATTCGTTCCAGTAATATGAAACTGCACCGTCAACTAAAAATTGGTAGTTGATTGGACTGTTGGCTACCCATGTAGTTGCCGTAGCTATGCCAACAGGGGAAGAGCCAATCTTATTAAGAGTGCTTACAGTAGTATCAATGAGGGAATCAATGTACAAAAGTACTTCATTTGCATCAGCAAATGGTAGATTATCGGCGTCTCTCCACTCGTCAAAAGTAACACCTTCTAATTCATAGATAGGAGTTCCGCCGTTTTGACTGGTCAATTCTAAGTTAACAATATCTACTGCCGTTGGATCCGTGCCATTAATCTGTGGGTCAATATTGGTAACAAGATTATACTGGGACGCACAAGTTGTTCCATCAGCAGTTATGCCTAAGAAGCTGATAAATGGCGAGGATCCATTTCTAGGTCCCTTTCTAATTCTAATAGCCATTAGGATATAAACATTCCCTTACAAGAAATATTTATTGAGAGCTATTGAAATGTGGGGGATTCTGTAAAGAAAAATTAACTACCAATCTGGGTGATTGAAATCATACTTTCATCAGGTTCAATTGTTACTACGTTAGCGGCAGCTAGACGTGCGCATTGAATCTGAACCTGCTGACCGGCTGTCAACAGTGCGGTAGTAGTAAGATTAACAGATGATTCGTTGTGACCAGATTGAGCACGAATGTAATCACCTGCAGCTACTTCGGGTAAGATGATGGTGCCTTGAGAACCATCCACGTTAGAGATTGCATAGCGTAGACCAATGTTGGCACGCTGAACAGTAGATGTTAGATAGAGGTTGGTGGTAATTAAGTACAAACCTGTAACAGGAACGATAATACCACCTGCACCAACACCAGGGCTAGCAGCAATGTTTGCACCTGCAGTAAATCCACCCTGATTAAAGTATGCACCACCAAAATTAATAAGGTTTAGACTACGGTAAGTGGTCTGTGCGTTTGAGTTAGTATCAAGGAACATGGGTGCCTTAATATACACGCCACTCAAACCACCAGGAGAACCTGTGGGACCAGTGGGTCCGGGGTTACCTTGTGGACCTTGGATAGGACCGATGGATACGAATGGACCTGATGGCTGCTCATATACAAAGACCTGATTAGCTGGACCACTATTGGGAGCTACAACTACAACACCTTGACCCAAGGGCAAACCGGTTGGATAAGTGGAGTTTAGCGTGGCTTCATCAGGAACAGAGTTGATGATGTTAGTACCAACTGGTCCAGCAGGACCTGTAGCACCCTCGGGACCAGTTGCACCGTCAGGACCAGTAGCACCTTGAGAGCCTGGATTACCTTGGCTACCGGTAGCACCAGGAGGACCAGGGAAGCCTACACCAGGAGGACCAGTAGGACCTACGGGACCAGTAGCACCACCAGGAGAGCCCTGTGGACCTTGAGGACCAGTAGCACCGCGAGCACCTTCAGTGATAAAGAGAGCACTAGCTACAGTAGCACCTACGTTATTACCAGCGGTAGATACTACCTGGAATAAGAGGGAGTCACCTGCTAAAACGGGGAAAGGACCACCAGTAGCAGTAGAGAAAGTAGTATTTTGTACGCCTGTAGCACGGAGTCCAGTATCAATAAAGTTATTTGTTCCTCTTTGAACAAGTGCTCTTACTACAAGTGTAACAGCACTAGTTTGAACGTTGTCAGTTCTAAAAGAAATTTTATCAAGCTCGCAGTCTTCTTCAATTGGGCAGCCATTGTCTGAGTTGGCACCATTACCCCAAGCAAAGTACTGGTTGCTTCCGGGGTTGCCGTTTCTTTCTGCAGCAACTACGAAGAAACCACCATCAGTTGAGGGAAGACCCTGAGGACCAGTTGCACCTGTCGCGCCCTGAGGACCTATGGGACCTGTAGAACCTTCAGGACCTTGTAGCTGACCGATGTTAATCCATGCACCGAAGCCCGCAGAACCTGGCTGGTCATTTCTAACCGCACCATCACCGACATTGAAACCACCGGCAGCTGGAGCTGTTACAATATAGAGGTCGTTTTCAGTGGCAGAGAATGCTAGTGTAGGAAGATTCGTACCGGGGACGCTACCATTAATAGAAATAGCATCGCCACGGTCACCCTTAGGACCAGTAGCACCTGTTGCTCCAGTAGGACCAGTTGCACCTAGAGAACCGTTTTGACCCGAGATGCCTGTGGCACCTGTGATGTCATTAATAAAGTCTTGCTCGGTACCAATGTTGCCAATGGTTCTCCATGTTAAGTATGCACTACCAGTACCAGAGGGACCATCTGCAGCAACTACCTGCACAAAGTGAGAGTAGTCGTCCTGTCCTGTGTTCTGGAAGTAAGTTCTAACCTCGAAGCCAGTGCTATCGTAGGAGGTAATGATGATATTAACGTCGTTGACGTTGGAGCCAGGGGTTGTAATTACCGTGGCATTGATTGTGTAGTCAGGAGTGGTTACAAATGGCTGAGCAAAAGTATATCTATAGCGACCAGTACCAATTCTGGAGCAGCTAAGACCGTTTGAATATTCAATTACACCCGCATCCGAAGTTCTTGCCCAGGCATAAACACCCACACCCGCACCGGTAGCACCTGTTGCACCGACGTTGAAAGGTCCAGTGGTAGTATTCCACTTATACCCATCCCAGGTATAAGTTACATTGCCGTTGGTAGTCGTAATACCAGCGACTCCTGGAGGTCCGGGTGGAAAATTAAATGCCATCGTCTAAATGGGGGCTCAATATTTCACTATGTTTTATTTATGCGATTCGCATAAAGCTAATTGAGCTGAGGGGATCGGGTTGAATGTTTACTGTACCAGTCTGTCCACCCCTAGCAATAAGAACATTTACTTTATCCCCACCAGTCAACTGCACCAGAGTGGTAAAGGTAAGGGATGATTCGTTGTTGCCATTCTGGCTACGAATATATGCGGTGGCACAAATCTCACCACTCTCTGTGCCATTAATTGATAGTCTTCCCAATGGAACACCACGCTGGACGCCACTCTCAAAATAGAACGCATAAGAAACTTGCCAGATTCCATCTTGCCCTGTGGGAATAGTTATGCCATCAGCTTCAAAAACAAATCCACCACTATCAAACTGAGAAGTTGTATTGAAGATATTGAAGTTAGTAAATGCCTGAAGTTCCCCTGTATTAACATTGATAGGACCATCGCAGCCCACCTTAGCGTGAACAGCACCAATGGAAGGACCTGTAGCACCTTGGGGACCTTGGATAGGTCCTACATCTGCCCAGCTAGTAATGACTGCTGGGTTGGCTGGTGGTCCAATATATGAGTAGCCAACATTAGGAGTTCCTGAGCCATCATTCTCTACGATGTAAAGGTCACCTTGGGCTGTTGGAGTAGTTGCTAAGAGAGCTGGAATATCAGCAACCTTCCCTAAAACTTGAATGCCAGTACCAGAAGGACCTACTGGACCTGTAGCACCAGACAATCCAATTGGACCAGTAGCTCCAGTAGCACCACGCAAGTCACCAGTAACAAATCCTAAGCCATCATCGCTAGTGAACTGAACCTGACCATTCTCTGGGTTGTAGCTTCCTCCAGTGAATCCATTACCAGTGGCACCTGTAGCACCACCAGGAGAGCCCTGTGGACCTGTAGCACCAGTTCCTCCCTTGACACCTGAAGTGATGAGAGAGCCTGTCACAACAGTCTGTCCACCACCACCTGTTTGAATACAACGGAACTGAAGAGTATCACCAGCAGTCACGGAGATACCAGGCTCGGTGCTGCTAGCTGAAGTCAATCCAACTGCACCAACTGCTGACATTTCCGGGCGGTTGACGCCATTGATAACAGGAATAATGGTGAGAGCTCCTGACATTGCAGAAGCAGTATTGAATGCGATTGAATTTAAGATACAATCTTCAGTAATAACCACACCAACATTACCACTACCACCATTACCAAAGGCAAAGAGCTGGTTGTTTCCGGGGCTGCCATTTCTTTCAGCAGCAACCTGGAAGAAACCACCTGTGTCTTGACCATCGGGACCTTGGGGACCAGTGGCACCTTGAATACCTGTCGCACCTGTGGCGCCATCGTCACCAGGACCACCCGGAGAGCCAGGAGAGCCAGAGGCTCCTGTAGCACCCGTACCAGAAGGACCAGTAGCACCCTGTGGACCAGTAGCACCAGTGGCACCAGGAACTGTAGAAGGAGCACCAGGGGCACCTGTAGCACCCGTAGCGCCAGTTGCACCTACAGAACCAGGACCACCACCGCCGTTGGGGACTGCTACGAAAGTAGTCACCCTTGTTGTAGGATCATAGTTGAGAGCTAATACATCTCCCTGGAAATCCTGTGGGTTAAGGCGAACAGCCTCATCCAAATCATCCATATCTAGGATGTTCACTGCCCCGCCACCACCTAGAGAGCCCAGTTGTATCTGGACACGCTCTAGGAAAGTACGGTAATGCTTCTTAAATTCGTCGATAGTGACGAAATCATCCATGTTTTGGGGGGCAATAGGATCCCCACTCTCAGTTAGTAGAGATGCCTGCTCTTCCTTCATGGAGCCAACTTCTTCTTTTAATGCCTGAATAGCCTCAGTCCAATCAGGAATCTCAATGCCATCTAGCTTTTCATTGAGTAGAGTAAGCTTCATGCCAAGCTTAGACACATCCTCATCGTAGTATCTAACTTCAGGTAGTTCCTTCAAATCATTCTGGATGTTTAGAATTCCCTCTTGGATGATTGCAATCTCATCATCGTAGTATTTGATCTCTGGAACGGTAGGAATATCTTCCCTTACTGCCTTTGCAGATTTCTTAATCGACTCCTGCAATTGCTTGGCTTTCTTAGCCAACTGCTCAGTTAAATGAGACTCAATTGCATTAAGGTTTTTTGTTAGGGATTCAACATCGGTATCGTAATAACGAATAGAAGAACGTACTTCATCGACAAATTCACGTATATTTGTTAGATCTTTTTCGTAATAACGTGGTTCAGGTAAATTTTTAATCGTCTCACTGAGACTCACATGAGAGTCGTCTAACCGTTTATTGAACTCTTCCTTAAGAGTTTCCAATGTCTCAAGGAGGGGAGTTGGGTCAAATCTACTCTCTTGATTAAAGAAGTCAGTAACGGTACCAGAGAGCTCTTGGTATAGATCGTGCGCCTTTTGAACGTCTTCGTTGGTCTTGGCTAGAACAGAGTCAAAACTTTCTTGTAGTTCCTTGTGCAATACACTGAACTCGTCTCTCAACTCACGTGTGTTTCTGCCTGTGAGCTGAGATAGTACTTCTAGGTTACTATCAACTGCGTCTGCTAGTTCACCTAGATTGTTATAGACAGCATTGATTTCTTCTTCATAGTAGCGAATGTCAAGGGCATCAATCTTCTTCCTTAACTCATCCACATAAACTTCAATAGACTCTTGCAGCTGTACGATGTCCCACTTCTCTGCCTTCTCAACAATCTGCTTGTTTAACTCAGCAAAATTTGCAGCAGACTGAGTGGTCAATGCTTCCACAATTGAATCAGTGGAGACATTGACCGACACATTTACAGGGGCTGCTTCTTCTACCTTCTCAGGCTCGGGAGCAGGCTTAGGTGTTGGTGTAAATGAGAGTGGAGATATAGATTTGTCTTCACCCAATGCTTGACTGGGTGGCTTAATCTTTTTCTGCGACATTATTACAAAGAATTTAAATTATAGTCAACCCATCACTTCTATTTATTACTTCTTTTCCTGCTGTTTTTGGAGTTTAGCCATGAATTGCTGTTCCATTACGCCAGGAGGAAGTGTACCGAAGTAGGGATCATACTTAAAGTATGGGGTCCAGTCTTCAATCTGGGAAGCCTGTGTCTTCCAGAACTGCCACATACCATCATGACTACTCTTATGGAATGTATTCACGTGAATGTCATGAATACTGGAGCCAAGTTCAATCTTATAAAGGAAGAGTGGCATAACAAAGGTTAGACCTGCATTGTAGATAAGGTCATCCGCTACAGCACGAGGCATAACATCCTGATCAAGACGATAGTAATCTCCACGGCAGTGAAGCTTGACTAGCTTTTTAGCATGATGGCGACGAATCATGTAGCAGGCAGTAGAGAAATCATTCACAAAGCGTAGGTGCATGCGAACATGAACTTCAGCGGGATTGATTACAGCTAGCTGCACTACATCGAAATGATAAGGTGCGTTGGCTAGGAACTGGCGCCAGGTGAAACCCCAGTGAGCGGCAGTGGAGATGTCACAATCATCTTCCATCATCACTAGAAGGTCATCATCGTCATCAGTATTATCTAGCCAGTGCTTCATGGCTTTAAGGTGAGAAGTTACACAACCAACCTCACCACCAGTCATTTGCTTGGGATAAGTTCCTTTGAGGATATCACCTAAATCTTTGTTGCCACGACCATCATGGGCAGAGATACGTGTGAAGTTCTCAATGCCCCAGTATTTAAACTGACCTTCCATGTACTCCCGGCGGTCAGTGTGGTCATCCAAGTTAATATAATATACGGTAGGAAAATTAGCCATCTTATAGAGGGCTTTATTCTTATCCTGTGGCATCTTGGTAGTCATAAGTCTTGGTATTATAGCACGTTTAGAGTATTGAGGAGGTAAAAGAGCTGACTATCTTCTGGATAGTTCATTGTAATTTTCTCATCGCCAGGATGGATTCCACGTCTGTCTGGATTCTTCCAATCGGTCTGCTCTTTGTATGTAAGCTTGTAGACTGGATCAATCTTTGAGTCAATTCTATTCTTGAACTCAGGAGTTACTGACTCATAGAAGAACTGGTAGTATGGGGTGAAGTAATGACCACTTCTGCCTCTCCAACCATAACCATTCTGTCGATTATAGATGTCATGAAGAACATCAATGTGGTCCCAGTTACGGACAACTTCCATAGCCTTGGGATCTTTATTTAACAACTCACCAAGTAACATGTGCATCCAAGCATAGCGCTGCTCATACTGATCAGTCTCCTTGATCCTCCAAGTCCACCACTTGATTGTGATCTCATAGAGCTTCTCAATGAGGTAAGAGTTATCATCTGCTGCCATGAACCAGTTGTCCATGATGCGGTCACCACGAGTGAAGATGAAGGAGTCTTTGATCTCTAGCCAGCTATCCAGTGGTTTGTTGCAGAAGAGTGTAGAGTCTGCCCACACACCACCATGGCGGTTGAGGATAGAGAGCCTCATGATGTCCGATTTGGAGATGTTATTGGTCTCCAAACCAGGGAGTAGATTTTGGAAGTCGGTGTATTTGCTATAGCTATCATTATCCAATAGGATAATCTTCCAGTCTGGATTGTACTTTCTCCAAGACTCTACGCAATAGCTAGTGATTTCAGGTGCATTGTCCCATCCTTGAAACCAATTAATCCAGATAGTCTTATTCATGTCAAATAGTATTCAAGAGGTAATGTACATAGCTGCCCTTCGTAATCTGCAGAGGAATTCTCTCATTATCAGGATGATAACCACCCTGTTTCTTATTCCTCCATGCAGTTCCTTCTTTATATGTAAGCTTATAGAATGGATCGATCTTAGAATCAATGCGGTTCTTAAACTCAGGAGTAATCTGTTCAGTGAATGACCGATGATAAGGTACTAAGAGATGTGCACTTCTACCCCATGTACGTAGATGGTTATCATGCATTACATCAATATGGTCCCAGCTAGAGATAATCTCCTTTACCTTGGGATCATTCTCTAAGAGCTCACCGAGCAAGATGTTGTGCATGGCATAGCGATGCTCAAATTGATCAGTGCTCTCCATTCTCCACTTCCAATGCTCAATATTACGCCTGTATAGAGTCTTAAAGATGTAAGAGTCGGGGCGAGCAGCTAGGAAAAAGTTCTCTAGTACGCGAGGGAGAGTGGGAATGTGGAAAATCTGGTCTCCACGGGTGAGGAAGAAGGAATCTTTTATATCTAGGATCCAATCATCTAGAGGCTTGTTACAGAAAGCAGTTGAGTCAACCCAGACGCCACCATTATTAGCTAGGAGAGATGCGCGTAGTAAATCGGAGAGTGCAATGTTGTTTGGATTGAGACCAGGGAGTTGCTTCTCTAGGTCACAGTAGTCCATGCAGTTGGAACGGTCAAGTAGAACTACGTTCCAGTCGGGATTGTAATGCCTCCAAGACTGCACACAGTAGTCAGTGATCTCGGGAGCATTCTCCCAGCCCTGGAACCAGTTAATCCAAATAGTTTTATTAAACCCAGCCATTTTCAAAATCCTCACTGTAGATTTCACGGACTTTGCGCTTCTGGGGAGTAGTTAGTTCAAACTCACATACACGACCAGTGAATGGGCAGGGGGGATCAGTGTGGGGTAGAGTGATTTCAGGTAGACCTGCGCCCCACTTGGACTCTAGGATACCCTTGAGTTTGGTGAAGTTCTTGTATTCAATAACAGAGGTGTAGTAGTCTCTGCTCTTACCTAGATGATAGGTTTGTGTAGCAAAGATGGACTTAAGGTGCTTGGATGTTAGGTACTTATCCATATTCTCTAGGAAGTCATCGAGCGTACCATCCATTTTACCTTCTGTAATTCTTACTTCATAGTAGGTGCTGATGAAGCGCTCGAAAGGATTTCTATAGACTGCAATCTTCTTGGGGGTAGATACCTTTTTGAACTTGGTCTCTTTATAGTCCCACTCTTTTAGTGTGTCATAAGGCTTGCCCATGGCAAAGTGATGATCAACATCATAGGATGGTTCGATCTCATTGGTGCCTGCATAGTAAATCCAAGTACGGATTGCCTGACCACCGCCAAAGGGGGTACTGTAGATGGTAAATCCGTGTGACTCATCCTCAAAGTAACTCATTGCATAGTCTCCTTAAATAGCTTTTCATATAGTGGGTGTCCGGGCTTTGCCATGCAGTGGCAGAAAGCCACGTTCTTATCAAATACTTTCACTCTTTGATCATGCACAACTCTCTTAGTGGGAGCGGAGTCCATGTGAATTGTATTCAAGAATGTCATGACTGGGTAGTCAAACATATCCAAGGGAGTAATATCAAACTTGGAATGGGCTAAAGAATATAGAGCTTGGTCAGTTCTACTATTCTTGTATGGTCTATCAGCAGTAGCATAGTCGGTGTAGTTGGGGAATCCATCTTCACGCATCCACTCAAAGAATGAGTGGTCTACTTGGGATTTGCGTAGGTAGATGAAACCACCTTGCACATAGCAGGGAAGCTTGTTCCAACCATGCTTTCTAGCTGCAGCATGTAGTCTTCCCCTAAGGTTATCAGTTCTAGTGGTCTCTGCAATTTGAGAGATCCAGCTGTCACGTGACTTAACAATGTCCCATACATGTTGGGTATCACCTATACAAAGCATGTCTGCATCTAAAAAGATGTTATGCTCGAAGGGAAGATTGAGATCTAGTGTGATCTTAGGTAGTGTACCATTTCTTTCAAAATCAGTCAAACAGTCTTTATATAATTTTTCATCACTAACATCAGTGATTACAAAGACCTCTCTCTCATCTCCATGACGGCGGAGGGTGGTGACAAAGTTTTGCACCATCCTCTCATAGTATTCGCCAATGGCAACTAGGATGTAACCTTCACTCATTTTTGGTAGACCGAATTGTTTTTGGCTAAGTGTACAATCTTAGGCTCGACTTCCATATACTCACCGAAGACTTCAGGATAAGCATACTGTGGCTCAAGTGTGTGAACCTTTTCGCGATTATCTAAGAAGTAGCGGTTAATCTGTGACTCATCATGCCAGATAGCAACGATTCCATTAGACTCATCAGCTTTTACTCTGTAGTCTAGTTCACCTACAAGCTCTTTGGCTTCTGCCATTCTACCACCCCAGAGGCATCCTTGCCAGTAGACAGAGATGTCTTCTCCGAGTTTGATGGCACATTTGGAGGCTGGGTTGGTCTCGAAGGCACCTGGAAATTGAGTATGAGGAGCCATCTTAAGAGCGTGGCAAGGGTGATGAACACCAGTAAGGGGTTTACCTTTGACAAATACTTCATTGAATTCTACCGTATCAACAACTTGGGTATCGGCATCTAGGAATAGAAGATAGTCATGCTTCTCAATCATCTCCATCGCACGGTTGATAATGTCAAAGCGATAGAGTGTGATATAGGGGAAAGGAAGATGTTCCTGAGGAACAACAGTCATGTTGTCTGGAATATCTCCACCCAACTCACCATCAGTAAAGACATAATAATGCTTCTCTACACCGGGGAACAGCTTCTCTTCAGCTGCTCCATAGTATGAAGGGAGGAACTCAAGGTACTTTGATGTACCGATGAAGATGATTGCTACGCTCATGAGATTTTATATAGTGCTAGGTACCTTTTTTTGCCGCGCTCTAGGGGAACGCTTTCCTCATTATACTCCAACATGCAGTCATTTAGTTCAAATGGACCGATGTTTAAATTAATTAAATAGAAACCCCAGTCTGGGTGACGAGCATCGGGAGTGATGTCTGTGTTGCTTAGAACTTCTAGATGAGTGGTGGAAAGGAAGTACTTAACACCTGCACGCCTCATGTTCTCAATGATCTTCTTGGTGTGACGCATACGTAGGTGGAACAAAACGTCGCGGCAGATAACCATATCCACGAGAGGATACTCTTCAGTAACAATGTCCTTGCATGCGAAGCTGGTCTTCTTATCACCGTAAGCCTCGTTTAGGCGAGCCACTTCTTCCTCGTTAGCATCCCAACCTTCATAAGTAGCTTCGGGAAACTCACTACGAATCTCACGCATCCAGTAATAGTCGCCACAGCCTAGGTCAAGTACAGACTTAATGTCATACTTGTCTACGATATGGGGAATAAACTCACGTGTGCTTTGAGTCTGCTCTAGGTTGCTACCGTTGCCGGAAGCAGAGTCTCTTCTGCCTTGAGCCTGCAGCTCTAGACCATAGTTATAGAAGCTCTTAGCTCCCTTAAAATTGGTGTCTGTCATAATACAATCCAAGAATCACAGTAAATATCTTTGGTGTCGTTCTTTTGTGCAAGTGGTGCACCAAACCACTTCTTAGGTGCGATGACTTTCTTGCTATTGGAGAGCCATGCGCCCCACCAGGAGAATGTGCTGTTACCAATAATGTGGTAGTCACACATTGACATTAGGCTCATATCTATATATGCGGAGTCAGTTTCGGATACAAAGAAGCGATCATCAGGGAAAATCTCTTGTACCTTAGCCCACTCTGGGTCATCAGTGAATACGATCGCTGTGGCATCGCTAGGAAGCTCTGCAAGGGCTTTCTCGTAGTAGTCTAGACCAAGTGCCTCATGGTTGGGATTGCTCAAGTAATCGGTCCTGCGGACGTGAATAGCAATGACTTCACCACTTAGCTGTGCACGCATGGTCTCAGCTACTTCACGATACTCAGGCTTGAAAGTGAACGCTTCGCGAACCTCATCCTTAGCATGAGCAAACCACTTCTCACTCTGGAAGAAGCCATAGATGTTTACATCATGGTCAGGTATACCATTGAATAGTTCCTCTTGAAAGGAGAACTTGGTCTCTGGAACTGTAGGAAATTTACTTAGTCCCTGGTATGGCTTGATATCAAAAGCCTCGTAGATATTACTACGTAGCTCGGTGTAGTATGCTCCACCGAATACATCCTTGTGAGGAATGCAGAACTTGCGGTTATACTTCTTAGCTAGACCGATGAGGGCAGCGTACTGGAACATCTGGTTACCCAAATGTCCTAAGTTACCTAGGTGGTTAAATGAAATAGTCATGATTAAAAGCGATCAAAAATCATAGCAAGCTTGTGTATCATCTGCTCAGTAACAAACTGGCTGTTGCCAACGTAAAGTCCACGGTCATGGAGGATGTCTGCATTAGGGCAGTCAGCTTCATAGCCTTTGAGGAAGGGCTGTTTAAGTAAGTTACCACCAACCACAGGACGGAACTCAATACGCTCTAGGCGTAGCTCATCGATGAGCTTATAGTAGATGTTCTTAGTCTTGCAGATGAGTGGGAAACAAAAGTTACTGACGCGGATGTGGTTCTCGGGAATATAGAACTTCTCACTGTTGAGACTAAGGATGTCCCAGAAATACTCATAGTTGCGGTTGCGAATCTCAATGTTTGCAGTGAGTCGCTTTAACTGAGACTGACCTAGAACAGCTGCAATGTCTGTATTGCGGAAGTTATATCCATCAGTCATGAAGAGGAACTGTGGAATAATCTCTGGATGCTGATTGGCATAGTCAAAGAACTTAGTGCTCTCGCGAGCTAGACCATGAGAGCGCTTCATGCGCATTAGATCATAGAGCTCACTGTTGTTTGTGCTCACCATACCACCCTCAACAGTGGTCATGTGGTGACCGAAGTAGAAGCTGAATGTGCCACCAACATCATAGGTACCAGCATTCTCGGTGTTGGGTAGAATGGCACCATGACTCTCACAAACGTCTTCTAGGATGTCTGCGTTGGGGAAGATCTGGCTGAAGTCAGTCACGTTGGCAGGGAAGCCTAGTAGGTGAGTGACAAAGATGGCACGGATATCATCATGCTCAGCAGCGATATCTAGTAGACTAGCAATGTCAAAGCTAAAGTTCTGTAGATTGATGTCACAGAACACAGGTGTGAGGTTGTTCTGGATGATAGGTGCAATGTTAGTGACCCATGTGCAAGCAGGAACGATGACCTTTGCACCATCAGGAACTTGGTTTAGCTCTTTCCATGCGGAAACTAGAAGGGAGTTTGCAGTAGAACCAGAAGTAACAAAGAGAGAGTGCTTCACGCCAAGCCACTCACTCCACTGTTGCTCAAACTTCTTGACTTCTTTGCCTTGTGTGAGGCGGCTGCTAGTCATGACAAACTTAGCAACTTTTAGGCGGTCCATAAAGGTAACCGCGTCTTCCATTAAAGACCAGTAAAAATTAGACATTCTCTAGGTACCAATGATAAGTCTTTGTAAGCCCAACTTCAAAGGGTGTCTTAGGCTCCCATCCTAGCATTTTAGACTTGGAGGAGTCAAGTAGTTTGCGGGGATTACCGTTGGGCTTAGTAGTATCCCAGCCAATCTTTCCAGTATAACCAACAACTTTAGCAATACTTTCAGCAAGTTCTTTGATAGTAACGTCACGGCTTGTGCCCACGTTTACATGACCTGCCTCATTATATGTATTCATGAAATAAATGGCAGCATCAGCTAAGTCATCGACATAAAGGAACTCGCGCAGAGGGCTACCATCACCCCAGCACTCCACATATTCTAGCCCCTCTTTCTGGGCATTGTGAAAGCGGTTCATGAGTGAACCCAAGACGTGACCAGAGCCTTCATTGAAGTTATCACCAGGACCATATAGGTTTGGTGGCATGATGGAGATGGCATTGAAACCATACTGCTCACGATAAAAGTCACACTGTTTGATGCCTGCAATCTTAGCGATGGCATAGGCATCGTTAGTGGGCTCTAGAGCCCCCGTTAAGAGCTCTTCTTCCCTTAGGGGGTGCTGCCTACCGGCTGGGTAAATGCAGCTTGTGCCGAGGAACAGGAGCTTCTCTACGCCACTGCAGTATGCAGAGTCAATGACATTGCATTGCATCATGAGATTGTCATGAAGGAACTCTGCCTTACGAGTCTTGTTAGCCATGATGCCACCGACTAGGGCAGCAGCTAGGTAGACGTGAGTAATGCGATGCTTGTAGAACCAATAACGAACATCTGCCTGCTCACGCAAATCCAAATCCACACTACTAGGTGTAAGGATATCCATGTGTCCTTCTGCCTGAAGGCGTCTCTTAATAGCTGACCCGGCTAGTCCACGAGCACCGAAGATTGCAATTGTCATTGTCCGTTAAGCACCATTTCTTCTACAAGACCTTTGAAATCGATCTTAGGTTCCCATCCTAGCACTTCCTTTGCCTTGGTGGCATCGCCTAGGAGAGTCTCTACTTCTGCAGGGCGGAAGTACTTTTGATTTACTTTGACTACTGTGCGCCCTGTGTTAAGGTCAAAACCAAATTCATCTAGACCTTCGCCTCGCCATTCGATTTTGAATCCAAAATAAGGAGCTGCTTCATCTACAAAGTCACGTACAGAGTACTGCTTACCAGTAGCGATGACATAATCATCTGGCGTCTCTTGCTGGAGCATAAGGTACATAGCTTCTACGTAGTCCTTAGCATGACCCCAGTCGCGCTTGGCATTGAGGTTACCTAGTTCTAATTCTTTATGCAGCCCGACAGAGATGCGCGACAAGGCGCGGACGATCTTACGGGTAACGAAGGTTTCACCACGGCGAGAAGACTCATGATTGAAAAGAATACCACTATTAGCATGCATGCCATAACTTTCTCGGTAATTCTTGACGATCCAGTAGCCGTAGAGCTTTGCCACTCCGTATGGGCTACGGGGATACATTGGTGTTGTCTCCTTTTGAGGTGTTTCTTGTACCAATCCATATAATTCACTAGTAGATGCCTGATAGATACGTACATATGTTTCCATACCCAAGAGACGAACTGCCTCTAGGACTCGGAGAGTACCCAATGCGTCGGTTTGACCGGTGTACTCTGGCTGCTCAAATGATACTTTGACGTGGCTTTGTGCGCCTAGGTTATAGATCTCAGTGGGCTGTACTTTTTGAATGATTCCCACCAAACTTAGGGCGTCTGTTAGATCTCCATAATGGAGTTGAAGACGGTTAAAAATATGATCAATTCTACGGGTATTAATTTGTGATGTGCGACGAATAATACCATGCACTTCATAGCCTTTCTCAAGGAGAAGTTCTGCAAGATAAGACCCATCTTGTCCGGTTATTCCTGTAATTAAAGCTACTCTCATACTCACAGTTTATTTCTTACATTATAGCATGATTTAATAGAACTGGGTATTCTTCCACCAGAATATAATAGTATGTCGATGAGCCTTGGAGACCTTAGTGAGCCCATGTGTCACCTTTGTACCATCAAAGAAGGTTAATCTTCCTGGCTCTGGACTAATACCCATTCCTTCCGCAAAGAAAACTCCACCATCAAAATCATTGTTCAAATAAAGGAGGCTATTGTAATCTTCTTCGAGCTCATCTCTCTTGTAAGTGTGGCAATGAGGTTGAGATTCACTTCCTATACACCACGTCTGCAACTCAGCCAGACTAAGAGTGAGCTTAACTCTCAAAGTACTTTCTAGAATGTCTTTGACTGTCCCAATGATTGGGTCATCATCAGCCAAACGTAGGTTTCTAGTTGGATAAAAAGCCATGTAGGGGAAACCCCGTTGAACTTGCTGATGAAAGTGCTTGCTTATCTTATTATAGTATTGTCCTAGTATCTCTTTATCAATATCAGTATCAATAATATGCATTGATCTACTTCCTTTGAGTAAATTATAGCACAAAAAAAGCACCCGTTAAGGTGCCCCTTTTGAGATTACATGCTCGCCACTTATTCTTTAACAGGAAACAAGAAACCTGGCGATGGAACATCCGCACCACTTGCTCTTTTACTTATAAAGTGAGGTATGGGAAATTGCACTTCCCTTTACATAAAGCAAGAAACCTCTGCCACGACGCGCCAGTCGGCATTTATATCGCCCATCCGACAAGGGCATTGGGTCACCACCTAGTTTGAGTTAACTAGGAAAACGTTAATTGAAGTAACTTAGTTACATCTAAGCTCCCGAATATTAATAGGAGAGCTAGGACATCCCACAACCTTAGCTTCAGAGCAAATGGTATTACCATAGAACTACTGAGTAATTTGATTAGGAGTCCTGTTTGAGTGTCTCCCCATAGAAGGGTGAAATAACCAATGATAGCGAGTGTGTTGCCTACGTAGCGTAGGAAACCTACCTTAGTCAAACCATTCAGCGTCATCTTTTACATAGCAATACTGACCTGTTAACCACTTGGCATATTCAATATCTTCCATTGCAAACAGGCACTGTTGCTGATTATCAAAGAGATAAGCATCATTCCAGCGCTTACTATACTCGTCTTTGGTTTGAAGACGGTAGTCTGGCATACCATTGAGTTCAATGATGCCTTTCTCAACAAAACGGAAACCGCCGAGCTCAAGTAACGTCTTCATCACACACTCTCCATTGATAGGTCTTGCTTGAGGCACTCCAAAAGAATCTGGTAGTCCTCTACAGAATCACCAGTAAAGCTGATGCCCTGCTCCTCATAGTACTTGTATACTTTTTTGTAGAGCTTAGGCTGTGAGTAGTCAAGTTCAATGGTGCGGTTGATGGCATCTTGAAAGATCCCGATCGACTTGCGGAACTTAGTTCGTAGGCTCATAATGTGTTTTGTTTACCTGCTTATTATAACCGAACAGGGGCGGTATGTGAAGAGGGTGTGCCAGTTACTCAGGCGTCCTCACCAAACTCTTCACGAAAATCTTCGCGCTGCTTTTCCATGCGTGCTTTAATTGACTCA